ACCAATCGAGTCACCGCCTCAGTAATTAGGAGATTTTTTATGGCAATAACATCAGCAGTATGTAACAGTTTTAAAACAGAAGTTTTACAAGGCATACATAATTTTACAGCATCATCTGGAAACACATTTAATTTAGCTTTATACACAAGTAGTGCTACTTTAAATAAATCAACTACAGCTTACAGTTCATCAAACGAAATATCTAACACATCAGGATCTGCTTATTCTGCAAAAGGAAAAGCACTTACAAGTGTAACTCCTGCTTTATCTACTGATACAGCTTGTTGTGATTTTGCAGATGTTTCTTGGACATCAGCTTCGTTTACAGCTAACGGTTGTTTAATATTTAATGATTCAGCATCAGGTGATCCAGCAGTTTGTGCAATCGCATTTGGCGGAGACAAAACTGTATCAAGTGGAACTTTTACAATTCAATTTCCAACAGCAGACGCAGATAACGCAATTCTTCGGATAGCATAAGGAGGGACTCCTTATGGCATCTATCTGGGGTGGTGATAATCCTTCAGTAGCTTGGAATGAAAATTCTTGGGCATCTAATACTATTACAGTTTCTTTAACTGGTCTTAGTACGACCTCTTCAGTAGGTTCGATAACAGCTTTTCCTGAACAAGGTTGGGGTGGAGATGAATGGGGTAATGATGCTTGGGGCGTAAATTATTCTGTATTACCAACTGGTGTCAGTGCAACTTCAAGTGTTGGAAGTGTTTTAGCTTCTCAAGTTATCACTCCAGAAATAACAGGAGTAGAATCAACATCAAGTGTTGGTTCTCTTACACTAAATTTAGAATCAATTATAATTCCAACAGGTCAACAAGCTCTAACGGAACTTGGAGATTTTGATAACGCAGGTACGTTAGTTGGTTGGGGTAGAAATGGTTGGGGAGAAGAACCTTATGGAGATTCATTTAATAAACTTATTCAACTATCTGGATTAAGTGCAACATCAAGTGTTGGTACACCAGTTTTAGATTTACAATCTGTAGTATCTTTAACAGGAGTAATTTCTACTTCTAGTATTGGTTCTTTAGGTATAGTTGTAGATTGCACTGTTGTTCCAACAGGTCTTAGTGCAACATCAAGTGTGGGAAGTATATCTCCAGCAGATGTTATGGGTCTAACTGGGTTAAGTGCAACAACGAGTGTGGGAAGTATATCTCCAGCAGATGTTATGGGTCTAACTGGAGTACAAGCAGATACTTCCATAGGTGAAGTAGACATTGTACAATCTCCTATAATATATCCAGAAGGGTTTAGTAATACATCTTCAGTGGGATCTTTTACTATTCCAAATATGCAAATAGGGTTAACTGGATTAAGCACAACATCTTCGGTTGGAGCCATAAGTCCTGATGATGTTGTAGGATTAACAGGAGTACAAACAACATCTAGTGTTAATGCTGATGGATTAATTCTTAGATACTATGGAAAACTTGATCCTAAAACAAGTACAGGGTATACACCTGAAACACCAAAAACGTCAGTTAGTGGATACTCACCTAAGACGCCAAAAACAAGTACAGGATACACAACTAAAACACCATAATTATGTTTGACTTAAAACTAAATACACAATATAAATGTGAACAATTAGGAGATTAAACAATGGCATCAACTTTTTCAGAGCTTGGTATAGAGCTAATGGCAACCGGTGAAAATGCCGGTACATGGGGAACAAAAACTAACGCTAACTTAAATTTAATAGAACAAATTTCTGGTGGGTATGTAGAGCAATCTATTGCTGGTGGTGCACAAACCACTAATCTTCTTGTAGAAGATGGAACATTAAACGGCAAAGCTCAAAACAGAATTATAAAACTTACAGGATCTATAACAGGTAACCAAATAGTTACTCTTCCTGTTAACATGAAAAATTTTTACATTATTAATAATGCTACAACAGATGGTGCGGGTACTCCAACAGTTCAAATAAAAGCAATATCTGGTTCAGGTGCAACGGTTACTTGGGGTGCAGGAGAAAAAGGATTTAAAATACTTTATTCAGATGGTGTCGCAACAAACACAGGTATTTACGACACAGGTTTCTCAACAACAGATGGAGACGTAACTCTTACAGGAACACAAACTTTAACAAATAAAACTTTAACTTCACCAAAAATTGGGACTTCTATTTTAGATACTAACGGAAATGAATTATTCTTGTTAACAGCTACAGGTTCGGCTGTTAATGAAATCACATACGCGAATGCTGCAACAGGAAATAACCCTTCAATTACAGCTTCTGGAGGTGATACTAACATCGGTTTAGAACTTAAAACAAAAGGAACTGGCGTTGTCAAAGCAGAAGACAGCGGCGGAAATGTTAACGCAGTTAAGATTGCAGGTAAGGAAACTATTTGGATTCCAGCAACTGCTATGTACCCAAGTGAAACAGGGGGATCACCTAATCCAGAAACAATAGAAATAACTGCAGATGCAAACAGACCAGTTATAAAAGCGATAGCTTTTGACAAAGATACAGATGAGTATGCACAATTTTCTGTTGCTTTTCCTAAATCATGGAATGAAGGCACAGTAACTTTTCAACCTTATTTTACAGCTAATACTACAAATACAGGAACTGCTTTATTTATGCTTAAAGGTGTAGCTATTTCAGACGACGATGCAATAAGTACAGACTTTGGAACAGCACAAGGAACAGCTAAAGCACACAGCGGAACTGCTTATGATTTAGATGTTGGAGCTGAATCAAGCGCAATTACTATTGCAGGCTCACCTGCAGCTGGAGATCAAGTATTTTTTGCAATATTTAGAGATGTGTCAGGAGACGATTTAACAGCAGATGCACTTTTAACTGGAATCAAATTATTCTTTACAACTGACGCTGCTAACGATCAATAAGGAGTGATGAATGAGTAGAGATATAGACAAGGGTTTTTCAATACTCCCTTCAAAAAAACAAAACAACAGACCAAAAACAAAATCTTTTGGGTATCAGATATTAGGTTTTGGCGGTGGTGCTCCTACTTTTGAATTTTTACAAGCAACAGGTGGAAATGTTTCATACGATGGTAATTTTAAAATTCATAGCATGGGTACAGGAACTTTTACAGTCACTGCTTTAGGAACTAATCCTACATACGGAGCAAGATTAGAACAAGTTTTAATTATTGCTGGTGGAGGATCAGGTGGATACAATCACGGAGCAGGTGGTGGTGCTGGCGGAATGAGATTTCAAAACTCCGTAGCTGTAAACGTACAAGCATATTCTATAACTGCAGGTGGTGCTGCGGGTAATTCAAATGCATTCAGTCAAACTAATACACGAGGTGGTAGAGGTTCTCAAACTGGAACTAATAACGGTCAAACTGGTGGTTCCGGTGGCGGTGGTGATAATGGTGGTGGTAAATCTGGAACTAGCGGACAAGGTAATTCTGGAGGTTCTGGAGGTGGATATGGATTTCAAAGAGCTGGTGGCGGCGGCGGCGGCAAAGGCGGCGGAGGAGGTGGTTCTTCTGGAGCTAATGCTGGTAATGGCGGCAGCGGTCAAGCAAGTTCAATAACAGGTTCATCTGTAACTTACGCTGGTGGCGGCGGAGGTGGCGCTGGAGACGGATCAAGAGGTAATGGTGGATCTGGCGGCGGAGGTCGAGGCGGTCAAGGTCGAGGCGGTCAATCTGGAGTTTCAGGAACTTCGGCAAGAGGATCTGGCGGCGGAGGTGGTTCTGCTAGCGGCGGAGGTGGTGCATCTGGCGGAACTGGTCGTGTAATTATAAGGTATAGGTATCAATAATGGCTCATTTTGCAGAAATAAACTCTAACAACGTTGTAATAGATATTGTCTATATTGATAATGAAAATATAACACCAGGAGATAACGAAACCGAAGAACAAAAAGGTATTATTTATTTAAGAAAATTGTTTGGTAGTGAAAGAACATTTGTTCAATGTTCTTATGGAACTATAAAAAATAAATATTATGTTATTGATGCTGAAACAGGTGAGCATATCTATGATGAAAATTTACAAAATAAAAAGTTAAGAAAGAATATGCCTCAGCCTGATTGGATTTGGGATCCTGAAAGAGATTGTTTTTATGAACCAAGAATGTATGATTCATGGGTTTTTAATGAAGACACAGGTTGTTATCAAGCTCCTATAGATTATCCAGATGATCCAGATCATACTTATGAATGGGATGAAGTAAACCAGCAATGGGTTATTGTATAATCATTAAAAAAACTATATAATAGAAAGATAGTAATGAAAGAAAAACCAGAAGTAAAATGTTTGTTTTCTACACCTGTGTACGAAAGTATTATTAAAATTGATTCTAAAACTTTAAAAATTTTATTAGAAACTAAATTAGAATTTATGGAACATGTAAACAATGGTTACATGTCTAAAAGCAAACTTGTATTAAACAACAAAAAATTAAAAAGTCTAAAAAATAAAATTCAAAAGCATGCTGAAAATTATTTTCATACAGTTCTTGAAATAAATGAAGAAAGTAAATTATATATAAAAAATTCATGGGTAACAAAACACGGTAAAGGAGACTATACTCAACCACACTACCATGCTAATTCTGTTTTAACTGCTGTTCTATATTTAAAAAACACAAAAGGAGCGGGGAAACTACATTTACATAGACCTGAAACTTTTACTCTTTTGCCCGCAGGCTTACAATTTAAACACAAATCATATAATATGATTAATGCAGTAACGTACGCTCTTGATCCTTTTGATGGTCTTTTAGTTATAATGCCGTCTCATTTAAAACATAGTTCTGGTAAAAATGAAACTAATCTAGACAGATATCTAGTATCTTGTGATTTTTTTGTAAAAGGTAGTATAGGGTTAGGAGACATGGCATTAAAGATATGAGTAAATTTTTTTTCATATCAGGTCTACCTAGATCTGGAAACACATTATTAAGTTCTTTGCTTAATCAAAATCCAGACATTACGGTCTCAGGACAAAGTATTATTCCAGAAATTTTTTTTAGAATAGAAGAAATAAAAAATACTCAATGGTATAAAAATTTTCCAAACGAATCCGGTATTGAAAACGTAAGTAAAAATATATTTAATAATTACTTTAAAAATATTAAAACTAAATTTGTTATAGATAGGGGTCCTTGGTCTAGTGAATATAACTACACTATGTTAAAAAAATACCTTAATTATGATTTTAAAATCATAGTATTAGTGAGAGATGTAAATGAAATACTTTCTTCTTTTATAAAACTATCTCAAGAAAACGAAAATTTTTTTGTAAATAAAAGGTACAATGAAAGAATAGTTACTGAGTGTTGGAGAGATGAATTAGAAGAAAAGTGTAATATACTTATGGAAAAAGATGGTTTTATAGATACATCATTAGCAGGGATAAAACATTTAATTAATTTTGCAGAAGGTAAAAATTATCAGTTTTTTGAATATAATTATTTAATTAATTCTCCAAAAAAATTTTTAAGAGATGTGTATAGTTTTTTAGAAATCCCTGTATATAAAGATCATGTGTTTAAGGAATTAGATCAATTTTCTTTAGGTTCTTTGATGTATAATGACATAGTTTTTGGTGGTCCTTTACATACTATTAAATCTAAAAAAATATTTAAAAATAAAACTAAAAATGTTTTACCAAATAAATTAATTAAAAAATATTCTGACATGGAGTTTTGGAGAACAAGATGATTGAAGTATTTAATAAAAAAATAAATCCTATTTTAGACTTTACTATTCCAAATGATTTAGCAAAAGAAATTAAAAAATTTGCAAAACTTAATTATAAAAATAGAGATTTATTTAAATTTAACGGACATGGAAGACAATACTGTAATTTAAATTTACATGATTTAGAAATTTCTAAAAAAATAAAATTGTTTCATAAAGAATGCATGCAAAAATTAAATATAAAAAAATATTATCCTGAAGATATTTATGGTAATTTTATAGGAGTAATAGCTTTAAAAGGAACTCACGTGCATGTTCATTCTGACCCTAAAGATGATAAAGGTAATGTTCATTTTAGACTTTTATTTATGATACAAAATGCACAAAAAGGTGGAGAACCTATTTTAAAAGGTACAAAAATAAAAATAAAAAACAATCAAGGATGGACAAATTTTGCATCTGAATGGGAACATTCCTGTTCTCCAGTATCTGGAAAAACATTAAGAATAATTGTTAGTATGGGTGCATATGTTCCAAAGGAGGAATTTAAAACATGGATAAAATAGAAGGTATATTTCAAACCCCGTTGTTTAAAACTAAACTAGAAAATACACATGGTTTGGATAGAGAATTAATTAATTTATTAGAAGAACAAAAAAAATTAAAAGCAGGTAGAAAAAAAACAAACAAAGGGGGTTTTCAAACTAAACTTTTAGAATCAGGTTTACCTGCAGTAGATAAGTTTCATCAATTTGTATCTCCAACTGTAATAGAATTTTTAAAAAAAATTAATATACCCGAAGATTCTATAGTAAGATTATCTCCATTATGGATAAATAGTAATAAAAAAGATTCTTATAATTTACCCCACACTCATGATGGAGAGTTTTCTTTAGTTTATTATTTAAAAGCACCTAAAGATTGTGGATCAATTGTATTTAGAAACCCTAATCCCGCCTTTACAATTCTTCAATTTTACAATTTACCTTTTCCTAAATTTAATTATTATAATAGTCAAGAGTTCGTTGTTAATCCTAAACAGAACGACTTATTAATATTTCCCTCACACCTTGTTCATAGTGTTCAACCTAATTCTAGTAAAAAAGAAAGAATTAGTTTGTCTTTAAATATATATATTACAGATGAATAATTTTATAAGAGAGTACAAAATCCCTCTTAAAATATGTGATGATATTATAAAATATTTTAAAAAAAATAAAAAACTACACGTACCTGGAAAAATATTTAATTCAGAAATAGGGTATGGTGAGGTAAATTATAGAGCTAAAGTAAGCACTGACATGGGAGTAAAAGTTAAAAGTGGCATTAAAATATTTGATAAATACAATTCTTTTTTAATAAAATGTATTCATAAATACGTTGAAGAATTTCCAGAAATGCATGATTTAGATTCTTTTGGATTAACAGAAGGTTATAATGTGCAATACTATAAAAAAAATGAAGGTTTTAAATTGTGGCATTCTGAAAGAGGATCTTCTACAAGTAAAAGAATGTTGGTTTTTATGACTTATTTAAATGATGTTCCTGATGGAGGAACTCATTTTAAAAACTATGATTTAACTGTTAAAGCCAAAAAAGGTAGTACTGTAATATGGCCTTCTGATTTTACTCATACACATAAAAGTCAAATATCTAAAAAATACTCTAAATACATAGTAACCGGTTGGATCAATTTTATTGAAAACTAAAACCTTTTGTAATATTATCAATAATTATGCTACAAAAACTAGGTTTTTTACCAGGATTCAATAAACAAGTTACATCTACCGGTGCTGAGTCTCAATGGATAGATGGAGAAAATGTACGTTTTAGATACGGTACTCCTGAAAAAATAGGTGGTTGGCAACAATTGGGTCAAAATAAATTAACGGGAGTAGCAAGGGGTTTACATCATTTTGTAAACAAAAATTCCACTAGGTTTGCAGCAATTGGTACAAATAGAATTTTATACGTATATTCTGGTGGTGTTTATTATGACATACACCCATTAGTTAATCCATCAGGCACGGCTATTACAAATGCATTTAGCACGACTAATGGATCAGCTACAGTTACTATTACTTTTCCTGGATCACATAGTTTTCAAACAGGAGATATAATTTTTTTTGGAGATTCGACTACTTTTAGTTCTATTACTAACTCTAATTTTGGTTCATCTGATTTTTGTGATAAAAAATTTATGGTAACAAGCATTCCTTCAGCAACTACAATTACAATTACAATGCCTTCTAATGAAACAGGTTCAGGTGCAACTACATCAGGGGGAATTACTTATTATCAATACTACCATGTTGGAGTGGCAGAACAAGTTGGTGCGTTTGGTTGGGGTATTGCATTATGGGGTGGTAACGTTTTAGGAACAAATACAACAACTTTAAATGGTGCTATTGCGTCTACGTCAGGCGGAAACAATGGTTCTGCTACAGAAATTACATTAACTAGTACAACCGGTTTTCCAACCACAGGTACAAACCATATACAAATAGGAACAGAAGAAATATCTTATACAGGAGTTTCTGGAAATAAATTAACTGGTATAGGAAGAGGAGCTAGGGGATCAACAGCAACAACTCACTCTAATGGTGCAACAGTAACTAATTCATCTAATTTTACCGGATGGGGATCAGCTGCAGCCAACACAGATAAAGTAACAGACCCAGGACTATGGTCTTTAGATAACCTAGGAAGCACTCTGATTGCTCTAATTCACAATGGTGAGTGTTTCCAATGGGATGGTGATGCAGCTAATGCAACAGGGACAAGAGCAACAATTATATCGGGTGCACCAACAGCGTCACGTGATATGTTAGTATCTACTCCTGACCGTCACTTAGTATTTTTTGGAACGGAGACAACTATTGGTGATAAAACTACACAAGACGAAATGTTTATACGTTTTTCTTCTCAAGAAAATATTAATGACTACACACCTACAGCAACTAATAGTGCTGGCACACAAAGACTGGCTGATGGATCACGAATCATGGGAGCTGAGTTAGGTAGAAATGCAATATATGTTTGGAGTGATACTTCTTTATTTACTATGAGATTTGTTGGAACTCCTTTCACATTTGCGTTTGAACAGGTTGGTACTAATTGTGGATTGATAGGTATAAATGCAGCAGTAGAAGTTGATGGAGCTGCTTACTGGATGTCAGAAAATGGTTTCTTTAGATTTACAGGTAAACTAGAATCAATGGACTGTTTAGTTGAGGATTATGTTTATGATGATCTTAATACTACAGCTAATCAATTAATATATGCGGGTATTAATAATTTGTTTGGTGAAGTTACTTGGTTTTATGCGACAAGCACATCTAACAGCGTTAACAGATCGGTAACATATAGTTATTTAGATTCAACTGTTAAACGACCCATATGGTTTACAAATGCAAGTAGTCTGTTTCCTAGAACAACTTGGGAAGACTCTGCTGTTTTTGGTTTACCGCATGCAACTAGATACAATGCTGGTGATGATGCGTCATTTGATGTTGTTGGTAATACAGATGGCACAACAATTTATTTTGAACATGAAACAGGAGTTAATCAACAGGAAGCTTTAACTTCTCCTGTTGCAATTCCAGCAAACATTACTTCAGGTGATTATGATATTACACAAAAAGTTATAAGAGGAGCTGCAACTAATTTAGGTGATCTTAGAGGTGATGGTGAAAACATTATGAGAGTTAGTAGAATTATACCTGACTTTATATCACAACAAGGAAACTCTATTGTACAATTAGATTTAAGAAACTATCCAAATGATTCAGCATCTAGCTCATCACTTGGTCCTTTTACTGTATCATCTACAACAGATAAAGTAGATACACGAGCTAGAGCAAGAGCTATAGCCCTTAAAATATCTAATACTGCAGTAGATACTAGTTGGAAATTAGGAACTTTTAGGTTAGATATACATGCTGGAGGAAGACGATAATGTCAATTACAAGATTACAACA